TAGCGCCAACGGTCGGGTTTGGTTCGACCTCCACGAACGAATACGCCCAGCGCCAGTTCCCGTAGGACTGGTTACCTGTGATCTTTGCCGGGAACGAGCGGCACATGGGCGGCGGTACGTCGATGATGGTCGCCCCGACACAGTTCCGGTACGCCTGCGCGTTGCCCTTAGCGGTGACGATGTCCCTCGGATCGTTCCAGCTTGTCCCCTGCAATCCAAAGCGCCAGTCGGTTTCGTCCGCCGAGGAGATGGTGTAGGGCGACCACTCCCCATCAATGACCGCGAGGCGGTAGGAGACGTTCCCGAGCTGCCCGATGGTCACCGTTGACGACGTGTACCACGGAATCCAACCAGCCCAGACCGTCCGCCCGAAGGGGATGTTTGAGTTTCGGGAGGCGTAATCGTCCCGCATCTTGGTGGACAGGGCGGTTGGGTTCCAACCCGGCGAAGTCGTCAGCACCGCCCCGGTACTGTCCTGCACCACAATAGACGCGTCCGTGATGTAGGCCGCTCCAATGTCGTTCGGGGCGCGAGAGAAGGTCGCCGCCGACCCTGCCGCGTAGACCTGATTCGTTGTGAAACTTTGCCCCACAGCGGGGACGTTGGCAAGGGTGCAGTTGTCGTAGTAGGTCAACCCCTCAACCATGCGCTGGGGGAACACCACGCTACAGGTCAGCGGGGCGCGAGCCTGAAAGCCTGTCGCGTTGTAGAGGGAAACAAGTACGTTCGTAGAGGTCGATGGGCCGTTGACGGGCTGCATACCGCCGCGCATGGCGGTCTGGTAGAGCTGCATCCGAGTGTTGTATTGCGCCTTGAGGTTCGACCGGGCAATAAACCGAGTCACCGACCCGTCGCTGACGATGATCTGCTGATTCGCCACCGCGACCGCGTCAAGCACGGTAGCAAGGCTGACGTTCGGCGAGCCGTACAGGTCACTCAGCCGCCTCATGTACTCCGGGCTTTGCACCGTAAACCCGGTTGGGGCGGTCAGGTTGTCGGCGCTTGCCGCCGTCCCAATCTCTGTCAGGAGTTGGGTGTAGGTCAGAATCGGGGTAACCGAGTTCGTGTCATTGACCTGCCAGCGACCATCGGACGACCACGTTTGAGCAAGGGCAATACCAAGAACGGCCGCCGATGAGAACTGCCAGTACCAACGCTCGTCCACTAGTTCCACCAACACCGCGCCGCCCTGCTGCGTCCAAAAGAACGGCTGGGGAGGTCGGGCGTACAGGTTGCTGATGACCACCGACAAGCCGCTTGAATCCTCAAGGGTCAGGGAGACGGTGGTAACTGCAAACAGCGCCGCCACCTGAGTAGATGCAATCAAGAAGCTGGCGCGAGTGTTCTGCGTCATCCCGACCGGGACATCAACCGAGAACAGGTCAGCCTCCGGGATGCCGATCTGTCGCGCCGTGTCCTGCATGACAGCGTCAGGCAAGAGGACGGGGATGATCGTCTGCCCTGCGGTGATGTACGCTTGTACGCCCATTACGCGTAGTCCTGTGCCGTGCCGACTTGGTAAGCCTGTGCGTCACTACCGAGCGCAAGAACCGATGCGCCGGGTGTCTGTACGTCGGGGTCATATCCAAGGGTGAGCGGAGCCGCAACGCTGGGGCTTGCGCCTGTCGGCCACCATTGCCGACGACCTGCCACGGTTGAATAGCCGTTGCTCGTTGCCCCGCCACCGTCATACGACTCAAGCGTGCGGGTGTAGACCCCGATGAACGTCCGGTTCCCGCCCTGATCCACTTCGCCGAAATTGACCTTCCAGTCATCGGCGACAACCACGAACCCGCTCGGGATCGGGCGGAAGGTGCGGACGGGAGGGATGTTCGTCCGCTTCACAATGGTTGTCTCTTCAACCGTGACCACCGCCTTGCCCGTTTGGAAGACAAAGTCGGAGCCTTCGGTGTAGAGCGTTTGCAGTCGGTGCATCCGCGTCTGGGTGTTTACCTTGGTAGAGGTGACCGCTTGGTCAACGGACGTGACAACCCCTTGATTGTCGAACTGTGCAACGGGTGTTTCAAACGGCCCCGTAGACATGGTTGCGTTGGCGGTCGCAAGTTCCGTGTCCGGAATGCTGATAGAGATGGTCGGCGTACCGGGGCTGCAATAGTCGGTGATGACTGCGATACAAGACGACACCGCTATGGTCTGGGTGGTCTGCGCCTTTGCGCTTGTACCGTTTCCGTACCAATGCGGAATACCAGCCACGCCTCGATATGGGCCGTATGGATCTGAGTAGGTCGGGCATGACCTGCCAACCGTGAAGAACTTTCCAATGTACTGCGCGAGCGGTACAGACCCGTTTACAACGCCCACAATGTCCGTACCAACGGCTGGGGAAAGGGCTTCAAGTTCAAACCTGATCTTGGCCTTCTTGAACATATCCTGCTCAGTCACTACTAGCCGCATGATCTTGCAGCGCACGAAATTGATGCGGGACTGCGCTAGCACAACCGCCGACCAAATCATGTGCCGCACGTCCCCGGTGACATCGCCCTCAAGGTCGCAGTTGAATTTGAGCGTTGCATATGTCAGGGCGGACGCGTTGCGCTCATAGGTGAAATCAGCAGACCCAGTAAACGCGCTATCCGGCAATGCCGTGCGGGCGTTGGAATCGGTGATTTCGTAGATGAGCGTGTTGCCTGTCTCGTTGTAGGCAAACGTCTGCGAGTCGCGCCGCCAATTCCCCTCCATAGTCATAACTGGCAGAATGGCGCGGCGGAACAGATCCGCCCACGGCGCTCTAGTTATGACCTGCGCAACCGTTCCGTTGAGGGCTGCCGATGTGCCTGCTGCCGTTGCCCCAAGGTTTACCACCAGCGTCCCAGATACTGTTCGCGTGATATGACCAGCCGCATCAAGAGAGAACCGCGAAGTCCAACGGTGCGAAATGATTGGATAAACCGAGTCCTCAGACGCCTTTGCAGCCATAACGCTGAAATTGCAGATTGCCGCGCGAATGCCAGCAATCTCTGTAGTTGTGATGGTTACCAATGGGCCGCGAAGCGCATCCGGAGCCGCGACGTTAAAGAGAAGTTCGGTTCCTTCGGTCGTTTGGCAGCTTAACAGCACATTGCTGACTTGTCCCGGCCCAGCCCGGTTAAGGTCTTGCAGTTCGCTATAGGTGGTCAACCCATCCGCAATCAAACCACTACCGGAAACGTGTATTTCGTAACGGATCAGCGTGTATCCGTCTTCGGCGTAAATCGGTCGCCACTCATAGGACGAGATATTTACCTTGTTGATTTCGTAAATGTTGCCGTTGTATACGAAGCTTAAAGTGGTACTCATTAAACTTTCGCTCCCATCAGGGCTAGGTCTGCAAGGAACGGGGCATTTAGCGCCCTGTAATTATTAGGATCTGGGGTCTTGCGGTTAAGAGAGCGAAGCTCCCTTTCAATGTCTCGCCACAGCTTGACAATCGGGGACTCTGGCATTGCCCAGTCAAACAAATCAAGACCGCCAGCAGGCACAAACTTGCGAGCGGCTTCGCGTGATGCGCCTGCGTAGGTTGCATACTTTGACGCTTCGGCCATGTAGTTCGCAAGCGCAGCCATGACGTTAATGATCTTGGGCAGGCTGCGGACAATGCTTTCCAAGATGTCGGCTAGCAGCTTGGTGATCGGGCGAAGGAACACCGACCCCATAGAAGCAAGCACCGTCTTGATCTCAAGCGTAGCCCGGTCAACCCGTCCCGCTTCCTTGATCTGCGACCCGATGCTTCCGCCATACTGACTGCCAAGCCGGAACTTGGTCAGCATCATGGTGATTTCATTCCCCATCTCTGCCATCTGGATGCCCGGGCTGTATTCGCGGATTTCGCCAGCCATCTCCATGATGAACTTATGCAGAGACAGAAGGGCATCGGCAACCATCTTCACCGCCGAAACCAATACCCCAAACGCGGCAGATGCCACCCCAATAGCCACACTAATGCCAGCCAATGCTTTCCCCGCCATCCCAACGGCTCCGTCTACAGCCTTGCCAGCGGAATCAAGTGCCTTGTTCATGCCCTGCCCAAGAATGGACTTGACTGCTCCGGCTCCCGATGACGCGCCACCGCCCGCAGCGCCGCCAGCGGACGACCCGCCGCCCTCGTTGATGTCGATAGTGATCTTGCCTAGGTCTTGCATTACTGAACCTCCCATGTCATTTCAAACGCGCACAGGAAAGTCTCGGTTCCGCGCATCCAGCCGACCGCCTCGTCTACCGCCTCAATCTGCCCACCGCTGCGCCATGTAAGCGGGATGGTCAACCGACCGCCAAGCGTGTTCTGGATCAGGAGCGTGCGTAGCCCGTCGATGAATTGCTCAATTCCCTCATCCCCGGCAATGCGTTCCGTGCCTCGGTTGGTGTTGTCAAGCAGGCCGCGCCACCAGACCGTGATCTGAATCGTCGACTCAAGCAGCCCAACGCCGCTACGAGGGTGTAGGGCAGCGTCGCCGCTCGGGATGATCTGTACCGCATACTGGGCAAGCATCTCGTCTCCGGGCTTCTCCGCCACATAGACGGCATCCCCGTAGTTGTTCGCGGACATCCAATTTCGGATCTCGTCACGCAGCGCAAGCCAGATGCCCGAGTTACTTTGCACGGTCATCGTTGCTCTACCGCCTTGCTGTGTTCGATTTGCATACGCGTCTTAAAGGCAAGGGACGCGTCACCTGTAGCAAGGCGAATGGTGTGTTCGGTCAGCTCGGGCGATCCAAACGCAACGGCAATGCCTTGCGCGAATACGAGGGACTGTCGCGCTTCAATCATGGGGATGTTCTGCGCTAGTCCCATTGCCGTGTTCTCGTCAAATTCCGAGGGGAGCCGTCCGTATGTCGCAACGAATAGGGATACTCCCCTTGCTATTTTCCCGCCTGCTCTACCGCCTGACCCATACGCGCAAAGACTGCGAAGAGGATCTCGTCCGACGCGTTAGCAGCTACTTCAGGCGAGCGTGCTACTTTTCGTAAGGCTGCTGCGACATCCGCGACTTGCGGTTGCCCGTCTTGCTTCCCGCTCAATGCGGCGAGCGCCTCGTTCCATTGAATGACTAACGCGCCGGACGGGATTTCGATGCGGAACAAGAGCGGGTCGGTATCTGGGGTGAGGTCGATCATGTCAGGAAGTATAAGAAGCGGCGAGCAAATTGCTACCGTCTGGGATGGCGCGGAAGGTCAAACCCATACGCTGCTCGACGTTGCCGAACTGTGAGTGGGAAAACCCATCGTTCATCACAAAGCAACGCCCAAAGGTGTAGCCCGTCTTGTTGGCTGTTGCCGGGGAAATCTTGACTCCAAACGTGCCGCTATCCGCAACGAGCAGGCGGCCAACGGTGGAGGAGAACGCCGCTCCGCGCTGGCGTGCCTGAAGTGCTGTCAGAACCGCCGCGTCCCACTTAACCAGCGTGACGGTAATCGTCGCGCTCGTGTTTTGTACCACCATCTCCTCAGGAGTCGCACCCGACGAAACGGTCTTGATCTCATGAATGTAGTCCGAGTAGGTGATCTGCGGGAGGCTGTCGTTGTCGGTCTGCCCGAGTTCGACATACCCAGCCCCGACATTGACGAAGATTGACGTTGGGCCAGCGACGAATATTGCGGTTGCCATTACTTGAGTTTTCCTTTGAGGATCTTTGCTAGACCAATTTTGATCGTTTTGCCTATGGCACTAAATTCTACGGATGTCGGGACAAGGAACGGACGGGCGGGAACAGTCACGCCACCCCACGCCATAAGGTAATCCTTGCCTTGGGAAAGCTTGTCAAGACCCGCGCCAGTCGCATGGGTCTTCTTTGCTTTTTTTGTTAGCGGGATGAAGTTCGGGCCGTCAGTTGAGAAGCCCTTCTCGTGGTAGATGCCGTAGATAGCGCCCTGCATAGTTACGGATACGCGTGCTGGGCCAGTCTGCTCGGCTTTTGCTTGAATTGACCGCATCAAATTCCCGGTATCGCGAAGAGGCTGTTCGCCGTTTCGGTAGGACTGCCCAGTCATTTTGTACTCGGTCACCATGACGTTCTTGACAACGACAGATCCGTCCTTCTTCTTGCGGCTGACCGCCTTGAGGACTTGACGGGTCGCGCTAGCCGTCTGCCCCTCCCGGGGCTTCTTGGTCGTCCAGAACTCGCCAGACATGGGCTTGAGCGCCGCGAGGGCGACCGTCTCACCGTTCGGGCCGCGTCCTTCGCTCTTTGCAATGTGCTTCTTGGCGTAGGCGGAGATAGCCGCCGCAATGCCATTACGGACAGACTCGTTGGCGAGCGCCTTGCTGATTCTCTTGCGCCACGGCTCCACGTTAGCGCCCCGGCATCGTGTTCGGGAGGCGAGGGCGGAAGAAGCCGCTGTTGCTCACGCCGTCGTACCACGCGAGCGTCTGCAATGGGGTGGCTTGCACCGCTGGCAATCCGGCTTCGGCGGCCTTGGCGAGAGCGCCGAATATCATCTTCCCGTCCCGGAGTGCTTCTAGCATCGAGTACGCCTGCTTTAAGCGCTGCTCCACGGCTGGGGTAATCTTCATGGCGCGGCGCTGGAAGAGCGCCTCAACCGCCAAGTCAACAACGAGCGTCATCAGCAGGGGGTCGTGAGCCGCTGAGAGCGTCGTCAAATCTAAATCGGTGTAGATGTTGCCCACACGCGTGTACGCCTGCACGATCCCCGTAGCGCGTTCTAGCGCGTGCGTAGTCACCGGGTTGGAGCCGAGCATGGGACTACCGAGGTCGCTGCACAGTTGTGCAATGATCTGAGCGTCGAGCGCGGCTTCCAAATCGGCGTAGGTGGCGTATGCGGTCATAGGTTCCGCCTAGAGAGGGTGGTGGGAACCGAAGTCCCCACCACCCTCATCCTGAGAGGCTGAATAATCAGGCGACGACAGTTCCACACAGGAACCCAGAGACTGGAGCAACCAGTTCCGAGGTGCTGTTGTCAATGACGCGACCT